GTTTAGATTTTTTAAACCTTGTGTAAAGAGGTATCTTGTAAACAGAGTTAGAAGTAGGTTTGTTAAGATCAATGCAGATCAATGGGATACAGCTTTATTTTTACCAACAGAGAGATTTGTTAAAAAGAGTAAAAGTTATGTTCAAAGACAAAGTAGGAAGATGTTAGCGTAATGGGGAATAAAGTTTCACCAAATGGAAGATCCAATTTTGAAGGTACTATTAACAGAACTGGGGTAGCAAAACTATCTCATTTTATGTTAACTTTTTCTGCGCCTTCAGGTACTTCAGCTATAAGAAATCTTCAAAATAATATTGGTAAAGCATTCAAAGAAGAAAAAGATAAAAGATTTGTTTCATGGGATACAGAAGGAATTTCTAACTTAGCATTTAGATGTGAAAGAGTATCTTTACCAGGAAGAATTATTATATCTTCACCTTATAAAGAAGGTAATTATGGTCTAGTAAGAGAATATCCTACTAATGCTGTATATCAACCAGTTGATGCAACATTTATTATGTCTGAAGATTATAGTGAAAAAGTATTCTTTGAACTATGGCAAGATTTAATAGTTGGTCCTCATAGAACTAGAGGCGATACTAATGCACAATTTGGTACAAAAGATTTGAATTATTTAGAAGAATTCACCTGCAATGTAACAATACATTGTTTTTCAGAAGTAGGTGGAAGAGAAGGATTGAAAGAAGTTTATAATCTTACATTACAAGAAGCATATCCAAGAACGATCCAAGATTTACAAATGGATTGGGGATCTAATGATGTTGCAAGATTGAATGTAGTATTTGATTATAAGTATTTTCAAGACGAATCATTTAACGAAATTGAGTCATCTGCAAAACCTAGAACTGGTGGTTTTTTAAATAGAACTGGTTTGGGTGCTGCAGTTGCTTCAGCAGGTGGTAGAGCCATATCTGGTCTTTCACCTAGAACTCAGCAAACAATTGGAGGAGCAGTGGGAGGTTTTAACGCAGTGAGAGTTGCTAGTAAATTATTTTTTTAAGGAGATATAATGCCATTACCTCAAATAACAACACCTGAGTTTACAACCACATTACCATCAACAGGAGAAAAGATAGTCTTTAGACCTTTTTTGGTCAAAGAAGAAAAAATCTTGTTAATGGCTCAAGAAGGTAAAGATAAACAAGAAATACAGACAGCTATCTTAAACATATTAGAAGAATGTATTAAGACACCTTTGACTGTACATGACTTACCTTTGTTTGATATTGAATGGTTGTTTCTTCAGTTAAGAGCTAAAAGTGTTGGTGAAGTAATAGACCTTAAAATTAAACATATTGAAAATAAAGAATGTAATCATCCTAATCCTGTAGAAGTTAATCTAGAGGAAGTGAAGATGAAGAATGATCCAAATCATAGTAATATTGTCATGATTGATGATAGTATTGGAGTGACTATGCGTTATCCTTCATTAAAACTTCTTGGAGATAAAGATCCAGCAACTACAAAGATGTCGGAAGTATTTAATATTATGTGTGATTGTGTTTTGAATGTGTTTGATAAAGATCAGGTTTATAATGATTTTACACCAACAGAACTTGACAAGTTTATAGGTGACTTAGATCAAAAACAATTGACTAAGTTTATGAACTTTTTTCAAACTATGCCTAAACTACAACATACTATTAAATATAAATGTGAGAAATGTGGTGAAGAAGTAGAACATGAACTTAACGGCTTGTTGGATTTTTTTTCATTGGTTTGAGTCATGAATCACTAGGAAATCACTTTCAAACCAACTTTGCTTTGATGCAACACCATAAATATTCATTGACAGAGTTGGATAATATGATACCATTTGAAAGAAAGTTTTATGTGGCCATGCTAATAGATTATATAGAAAAAGAAAATGAAAGAATTAGACAACAAAATGCAAATGCAAATAGGAGATAAAAATGGCTGAGGCAGCAGCACCATCATTACCTATAATGCCTAATACTGAGAATGTTAGGAAGATTAGAGACGTTGTATTAGAAAAAGAAAAAGCTGATACTGGACCTTCAGAAGGAGGTTCATTAACTGATCTATCAGGTGAGTTTGGTGATGCATTAAAACCAGCTACTGATATGCTTGCTAGAATTAGAAATGTTTTAGATAACATTAATGGTAGTATAGCATTTTTAAGTGGTCAACTACTTGATGCAATGAGTGCTGATAAAGAATCAAAAGAAGCTGCAGCTGCAGAAGCATCTGTTGAAGGTGCGAGAGTAGAAGAGACTCCAATTGAAGATGCAAAAGAACCTCAAGTAAATTTTGTAGAAAAATCAAAAAGTTTAATAGACAGTATATTTGGAGCTCTTGGTACATTATTAGCTGGTAAAGTTTTATATGATTTCTTTGCAGCTAATTTTCCAGAACTAAAAATGAAGATAGATGCATTCTTTGAAAATATTATAGCTGGTATAAGAACTTTTGCTGTACCTGCTTTTGTAGGAGGTGTAGCTAAAATTTTTAGTGGAGTTACTGGTTTTATAAAAACTATTGGTGCATCATTAGGTTTGATTGATACAACTATGGATGTTGGTAAAGCAGTTGGACCTATTACCAAAGCGTTTCAAGGTATAGGTAGATTTATTAGTACACTTGGAAAGCTAGTTCCTTTTGCAAGTAAGTTACCAGGAATAAATTTAATTTTTGCTATCATTGATATCTTTAAGGGTTTCAAAGCAGGTGAAGAAGAATATGGAGGAATACTTGGAGGATTAGTTGGATCCGTTGAAGGATTATTAAAAGGATTTATTGGTATGCCAATCAATTTGTTGACAAAAGGTATTGCGTTTATTCTTGAAAAATTAGGTTTTGAAAATATAGCAAAGGGTCTAAAAGATTTTGATGCTGTTGAATTAATTGGTAACTTAGTTGGTGGCATAGTTAAGTTTTTTAAGAATTTTATTGAAAATGTCAAAAAAATAATAAATGCAATTTTAAGTAAGTTTGGTTTTGGTGGTGAAAAAAGTGTTGCAGATATGACTCCTGAAGAACAAGAAAAAGCAAGAGAAAAAATTGCTGATAAAGCACCAACTTCTAAAAGTACTAGAGAATTTAAGTCCCAGGCTATAGAAGAAGCAGCAGCTGAATTCGAAAAAGAAAACCCAGGAAAAGAAAATCCTTTCACTTCCAAAAAATTTAAACGAAGAGGGTTGTCATCTTTGACCAAGGAACAACAAAAAACAATCCAAGAAAAGATTGAAGAAAAAAGAACTACAGCACTTGAAAAATTTGATGAACAAGTTGTTCAAGCAAAAACACAAAAGGTAACAGCAGAAAAAGTACAAGTACAAGCAGCTGCTGATAAAGTTGGTAAATCAGAAACTACTGGAACTGGATCAGAACTAAAAGAAAAAGGTCAGGATCCAAAAGCAGTTGCAGTGAGTCAAACTAATGCTGGTGGTACTACCAATAACATTGATCAGAGTACTACTAATAATAATACTTCAGTAGCTGGCGGAGGTGGTAAATCTGCTCCTGATATATCTACTAAAAATAATGATAATTCTCTTATCGAAGGTACTGGTAGTACAAACCAAACTTAGTCGTCTAACATCTTTCTAAAATCATCCATACCATCATCTGTCTGTGCAGCAGCTACAGTTTCTTTAACTGGTGCTACTGAAGGACTAGGCTCAGGTTGAAGTTCTACATCTTCTGCTGTAGTAGCATCAGAAGTAGTCATTAGAACTTTGTTTAATTTTGCTTCTAACTCTTGATATGTTTTGAAGTTACTTGGATCAATAAACTCATTCAAAGAATATTGACTCGCCCAGATTTGTTCTATCTTAGAATCATCTTCATCTAACTTACTTGGTTTAGCAAACTGAGACTTATCATAGTTTCTGTAACCTTGATAGTTACGAATTGACATTCTAAAGTTTGCACCTTCCCAAAAGTCAAATGGATTGACTGGTGTATCATCTTCATACTCAGGGTTCATAGCATCATTAATCATATCAAATATCTTCTTACCATATCTATATAATTTAACTTGACCTTCGTTCTCTGGGTTAGCTGGATCCTTAACAATATAAACATTACTAATGTATAGTAATCTTCTTTTCTGTTTTCTTGCTTGATCTTTACCAGCATCATCACCTCTGTTCCATAACATATTATTATGTTTAGTTACAGGATCATCTTTACCTAAAGTAGTTAATGAGTTTTCAATA